CTTGGGGGCGCTCGAAACACAGCGATGTGTTTTCTATGACCTACACACACTTTGCAGTGCAGAAGGTCTTTGACCTAAGTTTGTGTTGTCGAAAGGAATATATCTTATGGCCTCAGCACCTTTTTCTACTCGTCGTAGATCGATGGTCCAGCCCGGTTATTCCGGGCCTCGGATCATATTCGGTCACTACGAGGCTCGATCTCCTGATGATCCGACGAAAACCTGGTACAATCAAGGTTACTACCCTGATTTCCAGCCGTCGAATCAGCCTCTTCTCGCCAAACTCTGTATTGATGAGAAGCACGGTCGTTCACCTCGTAAGAGGGAAGGCGGTCCGTTGAAGTTGATCGAATATTCGTTAAGGTACGATCCTAGTGCCTTGTTCGGAAGCGGTACACATCACGACCGATATGACCTTTTACGGTATATTGGTGGTTTTCGTGCGCCGGATCCTTCTGAGTTTGGGTCGTTCTGGTCTTCCATTACTTCTAATGGTTATCAGAATGCCCCCACTCCGACTTTTGGATCTTCATTTCCGAGTGCTGATGCCTTGGGGACTGCGGCTTGGCGTGCTGCCAAGCCTAAACTGGAAAAGGCAAGTGCGTTTGTATTTTCCGCAGAGTTGCGGGATTTACCGGGGATGCTTCAAACTTCGGCTCAGGGCTTTAAGGACTATTGGTCCTTTATGTCTAACCGTAGTATGACGTCTCCCATCATGTCGCCGAAAGCGGCAGCAGATCACTTCCTTAATCACCAATTTGGTTGGAAGCCGTTCTTAGGCGATCTTTCGAAATTTTCGGAAGTTTTGCCAAATATGGACTCTCACATTCGTCAGATTTCTGACAGTAATGGAAAGTTCGAGCGGCGTCGTGTGTCCCTTATTAGCGATGCTACCTCAACTGAACTATCGAATGAGAGCGGTTTCCATACAACTGGAAACCTTCTCCCCGATGGTCCGATTATGAACTGTTTCAGAGCAGTTCCTACTCGCGTCTTAACCGAAGACGTTAAAACTAACGTCTCCGCTATAGGCAAGTTCAGGTTTTATCGCCCAGAATTTGATCGGAGCCAGTCGAATTATCAATCCGCCTGGGCATCCGCGCAGCGACAACTTACAGTTCTCGGTGCTCGGATATCTCCAATCAATCTGTATAAGATATATCCGTGGTCTTGGGCCGTTGATTGGATCACTAATGCCTCTGATTATTTGGAGTACGTTAGTGATTCTCTCATCGATTCCCTGGCCGCGGAATACTTCTACGTGACAGTTTACCAACACCAAGTACGCACGTTGTTTTACACGTTGCCTCTTTGGTCTGGTACTGTCTATCTATCCTTCTCACGGTCTGTGAAAAGTATAGAACGCGTAGAGGGTAATTCTCCTTTTGACTTTAGCCTGACGTGGAGAGAACTTTCCTCCCGTCAACTAGCTATAGCAGGGGCCCTCGGGATATCCCGAAGGTGAAAACTAGTCCTCTGCTTTCGACATCACATAGTTTAGGATGTAGCCTTTGGAAAAGCTGCAGCCGTTGTGGTGTAAACTCCAATTTTACTTCGGAGGTCAACCGTGGCTTTTGCTGATCCACAATCCGTTACCATTTCCGGCTCTGCTGTCTCTCTACCAAACGTAGAAAGAGCTGGTCGTCGTGCATTGTACACTTCATCTGACCAAACTGTCAGTATGACGTTGTCCCATGTACCTCAGAAGAGTAAAGGGCGCGAGAAAACTCGTACCCTCGCTCAACTGACCAAGAGCAAAATCGTTACTGATCCAATCAGTACCGATAATGTTACAGAAGATCTTAAGATCTCCTTTATCTTGGAAAGACCGAATTACGGCTTTTCTGAAGCTGAAATTCTTGCTCTGTCAAATGCTTTATGCACTTGGCTGACAGCTAATTCGTCGGCTAACGTCTCTAAGCTTGCAGGACAAGAGTCCTGACCAGGCCGAGATAAGTTAGAGGTATCGGGTTGCCCCTGATGCCTCGGCATCACGGGTAGCAAATGCGCGGCTTGAAGTCTTCCTCCTAATAGGAGGTAACTTGAAAAGCAACGCAAGTGACTACATGAAGTTGATGCAGCACATCTATGATGATGCATGCATCAAGTGCACCGCTGATGTTTCAGATATACGGGATTGGAATACGATCCAATCCCGGGTCAAAGATGAGGGGTTGTCTTTTCTTACGATAACCCTGCCCAATTTCTCTCGTGACTTTGAACAAGCACTTGAGATAGGGCGTATTGACTCATCGACATTTCGGAATTTCCGAAAAGTCGGATCAATCCCTGCATTTTTGCAAGGTATGATCAGTCAGATCTTTGACCGTGAAACAGGAGAGCTAAAGAAACATGAATCCCTCAAACGAGAAGACTCAGCTTCTTTATACGATGCTGTTGTCGATACCTCCACTGTTGTTGAGTCTGTACGACAGATTTGTCGTGCATTCGCAAAACTTGAGGTTCCGTGCTCTGACCGGAAGGTCAAGGCAGCATTCGACAAATTCGCTTCGACTGAGCACGAGCTTTCGACGTTCTCAATCGACACTGATCTTCACGCTACTTTTAGTAGGGTGTGCAGTGTCCTATGGGATAATATGGTCGCTGGTTTCAAACCAACCGACTGGTTACCCCGCCATGGACCCGGCGTTACAGCCGAGCGCATTTCTGGTAATCAGAAATACGTACATGGGATTTGGCACGATCGTTTGGAACCTTACTTTCCTCTTATTGACAATGCTTACCCTATGGGTAGCTTGGAATCTGAGGAGTTCCTTCGTATCACGATCGTACCTGGTACGGAAGAACAGCCCGTTAGGGTTGTTGCTGTACCGAAAACGCTGAAGGCGCCTAGGATCATCGCGATTGAACCTGTGTGCATGCAATATGTACAGCAGGGAATTCGAGAGTACCTTTACAGTGCTATCGAATCTTACTGGCTTACGCGTGGTCACATTAATTTTCGTGATCAGCGTGTGAACCAAGTATTGGCGATGAAGTCTTCGAGAGATGGCTTTTATGCCACTCTTGATTTATCGGATGCAAGCGATCGTGTTCCACTTTCGCTTGTTCGCTGCATGTTTCAAGGGAATGCTGATTTATGGCACTCCATTGTTGCATGCCGCTCCGAGACTGCGCAGCTTCCTAATGGCGATATTATCGCCCTTAGTAAGTTTGCGTCCATGGGTAGTGCTCTCTGTTTTCCGGTTGAAGCCATGTATTTCTATACTATATGTATAGTGGCTTTGCTCGGAGACAGAAGGCTCTCTTGCACTCCCGCGAACATTTTTAATGTATCGCGTGATGTGTACGTTTACGGAGACGATATTATCGTTCCGTCAACGAATGCGGTAGTGATTAGCAGGTACCTGCATGAATACAACTGCAGAGTGAACCCCAATAAGTCTTTCCGAACCGGACGGTTCAGGGAGTCATGTGGGGTAGACGCCTATGATGGATATAATGTTACACCAACATATGTTCGTCAAGTTCGTCCAGCTAATCGGCGGGCATACGCTGAGTATATATCATGGTCTGCTATGGCCAAGCAGTTTTACTGCAAGGGCTATTGGCGTACCGCCCAATATATTTATAATATATTGGAACGCGAGCTAGGTGTTTATCCCTATCTCGCTGATACATCTCCTGGCGTAGGTCGTTTCTCTTTCTTGTATCTTTACTCCTTCGAAAGATGGAATAAAGATTTGCATCGCCCAGAAGTAAAGGCGATGACTACAAGACCAATTTATCGCACTGATAAATTGGAGGGTTACGGCGCTTTGATGAAGTTCTTTCTCCAGAGAGAAGTCTCTGAAGATAAGTATCATCTAGAGCGTACCGCGCTGCACGGCGCAGCTACACTAAAACGTCGTTGGGTCCCGCCCTCATAAAATTGGGTGGGTTCGTCGGTACTATCCGGCGGCAGGCTTTCGGGGTTTACCCCGCAGTGCAGAAAAGCCTGC